AAACCAACGCAGAAAAACAGCTCAAGGCTATTATCAAGAATGATGGCAACAATATAAACACCTTGTTCAATCCTGCTGAACTACGAGCACACAAGATCACAGATCTAGCAAAGTTGTGCGTGGACTTTATCAATACCAAAGTGGGAACTCCACTAAACGGTGCTACACTATTGCCTGAGTTTGGCGACTGGCTACAGACAAAAGTCACTCCCAGCAAGTTCCGCAACATTGTGGAATACCTGCAAAGTCCCACATCTAACCAACAAGGTCTTGCGGCAGCATTTACCGCGTTTATTCTGTTGCACGATGTTAAAATGTACCTGTTGAAACAAGCCGACACAGAGCATCCGGGACAAGAAGGCTGGGTCATGGCCACCCCTGCAGGCTATGCCAAAGCAGTAAATCGCTTTGATCCCAATGCATTTGCCGCACAAAATCGTGCTCAAAATAATCCTCAACAGGCGTGATTTTTCCGTTTTGACTAAATAAAAGCAGACCCGATAAGGTCATATATTAAGGAGCTTTAACATGGCAATTTTCACAAAAGTAAACGGTACTACACAACCGTCATTCGCAATCGACGTAGCAAACGGTTCCATCGCTGGCACAGCCAACGTGGCCGCTCAAGGTCCAGTTCAGATCCAAGGTCCAAAACTTGACTTCTTCACTTTGACAGCTAACGCCGCACTTACCAACGCTGGTAACGTAAACGGTTATTTGAACAACGTGTTGACTTCGATTCAACAACTTGGCACAATCGCACTTTACCAAGCCGGCGCTACAGCTGGTACAATCAGCTTGGCTATCTATCCAAGCGGTGCGTACACTACAACTACTCTAGTTGCGGCTGCTCAAACAGCCAACGCAACTGGTGGTTTGAACATTGGCATCCCAACTGCCAACGTTTCTGCTACAGCCAGCTTCACTAACCTGTAATCAGTTTAGTTAACCACGCTAACCCTGGAATTAAAAACTCCAGGGTTTTCCTTTGGCCTTAAATATCCATAGATGAAGATCTTATGTAAAACAAAATTTGATTGTACCTATACTGGTGTCACTGGTCATTTTAGACCCAGTGAGATTCCGTTTCAGGACCAAGCTGGTCAAGCTGTGAGCAGCCAGGAAAACTGGAATCACAGTCGTAATCAACAGCGCAACTGGGAAACCTTGATGCAGATCTTTGGCCTGCGCACACAGCCCATGGACATCACAAAGCCAGCCTGCACGGACGGTATTTGGCAATTTGAGTTTATTAGTGAAAGTGAAAGTGTGTTCGGGCAGTCTGGACACAAAGACAGTTTTATTGGGCTCAAAAATGATTGCAATGGTGTGCCCATGATTGTTAATCTCAATGAACAGTCTGGCCTTGCCCCAACCATTGTTGTGTCGGGCGCAGATCAAAATATTTGGTTTGAATCAATAAATAATATATTGGAGTAATCATGGTAGACACAACTGACATTGAAAAGAAAAGTTTGGAAGCACACGTTGAATTGTGTGCTGAACGTTACCGAGCGCTGGAACTACAATTAGACTCCATGATTTTGTGTATTGATGAGATCAAATCAGATGTCAAAATAGTACATGGCATGGTGCATCGAATGAGTGAACAACGCAACAATCAACTGATCAACTGGGGCATTGGCGTAATTGGTGCTTTGACAGCAACAGTGGGCTGGTTGCTTACTCACTACGTATTTAAATGACACAAAATCAAAAATTTGAACGTTTCGCCGAGCGCGAACTTCGTAAAAATATTGACAATCTCATCATTACCGATGACAAAGGCGACTTGATTGCCTTTGGCAGATACTACATTGAAAGCACTGCCACTGATCATGTGGTTAGAACATGGGATAGAGTAATACACAATTTTGTCAGCAAGCGAGCAGCCTTGGCTTGGTGCAGTGCCGACAATTGTCAACAGTACAACCTGGCCAACTTGATCTTGATTTTAGACCGTAAAAAACAAGCATTAGCGGCAGACATTTACACAAGAAAAAGCATGGGCGAGCGTGGCAAACACGAGGTATTTTACGAGATAGTAAATACCAAAATACAAACCAAGATTGATCGATACAACAGTGTATCAACCGAACTTGAAAAATGTGTAAACCAAGCTAAATATATACAAATTAGAGGATTCAATAATGAAACTGCAAGAACTATCGGCCCCAACGCCAAGTAAGCAAATTGCCAAAGTATTTGAAAGTTACTTTGGTGGCCGCATTCGCTTTGACCAATTAACACCCCGCCAAACGCAGGCAATGTTGGTCAAGGTGCGTGGCATTCTTGGTGAGCATAGAGCTACCAGCGCACGCCATACCAGCGAGCGTAATCCACAGTATCTTCAATTGGTCATGATGGAACAGGCATTGCACAGCAAGCTCAGAGAAGCAGTTGGCATTCCACCTACAGGTACTGCTCCTGCTGGTGCCGCTCCTGCAACTCCACAGGCTGCTGTGGCTGGTGGTACGCCTGCTGTGGCTGGCGCTGTTGCAAAAGATCCTAAACTAGCTGCCGCACTTAAAAAGAGTTCAGCTGGTCAAACATTGAATCCTGAAGAACAAAAGCTAGTGGCCGGCGCCGCAATGATGCAGGCCGAAAGCCGTTTGCGTAGAGCAATGCGCAGACTAAACGAAAGCGAAATTCAACAGGCTCAAGTTGTGTTGGCTGCTCAAGACATGGTTGATAAAATGCAAGGCATGTTGGAAGACGTATCAGAACTACAGTTTAAAGAACTACCAGCCTTGGTTGACTCAATCAAGAATCAAGTTGGTATTGACCAAGCTACCCAATTCAACACTGACGCTACTGCGGCACTAACAGGATTGTTACAAAATCTCCAAGGTACCAAGCAACAGCTTGACGCGGCCTTGGGCGTGGTAACTGGCACAGCACCTCCACCTGATGCTGGCATGGTTGCACCTGACATGGCTGCTGGCGCTGACATGGCCGCTGCCGGTGCTGACATGGGTGGTGCTGAAGCAGACATGGCTGCCGCAGGTGACGAAATGGCCGCCGAACCAATTGAACCTGGTGCCGAACCAGCAGCCGCTGCCTTGGGCCGCGCCAAGAGATAATGAAAATATTTGAGGTAGCCGATATTGGCCCTCCTATGCCAACTCCAGATCCAGATGCACTGATGGGGTTGGTAAATTTCTTGGATGGGCGGGCCTCCGATACCGGCGCACAGAAACAAATCAGCCAAGACGCATTTATCAAACTGGCACAGGATCTGGACATAAACGTCACTGCTGACAATTTGCCTGATATCATTAATCAACCTCCACTCAATAATATTTTAGAACCCTTGGATCCCAATACTGGGATGATCCAATTCAAAGGTGCCGGACAAGGACCAGTCCCAATGCCAGTAAACAAAGCTCAAGACATTGTGGCGGCTGCGGCCAAATCAGCGGCCAAAAAAGATCGCAACATCTAATCAAACGGGTCAACAAAAGATTGACCTAAAACGTTAAATATTGTATACTGCTTTACATAGGAGGCTGATATGAAACAACTGTTAATTTTTGTACTAGTTTTTTTCGCTACCACAGCATTTGCTGGACCCAATGGATATCACGGCTCCGCATTGCACACACCACATCACCATCACCGCCATGGCGGCAACGGCTGGGGCTGGGTTGGCCCTGCCTTGATCGGCGGTGCAGTGGTTTATGCAATTACTCGCCCACCTGTTGTTGTACAGCAACCCCCAATGGTCTCTGCACCTCCCACAGACATAGTTTACATTGACGGCTTTGCATATCGCAAGCAATGGATCCTGGTCAACGGTGCTTACCAAGAAGTGCTGATAAGGATCTAATATGGCATACTCAGACAAAGTAATTGATCACTATGAAAATCCCCGGAATGTCGGCTCTTTTGACAAGAGTGATACTGATATTGGTACTGGTATGGTTGGCGCACCTGCTTGCGGCGACGTAATGAAACTGCAAATCAAGGTACAAGATGGCATCATCACAGACGCAAAATTTAAGACTTACGGTTGCGGCTCAGCAATTGCTTCAAGCTCGCTCATCACCGAAATGGTTAAAGGAATGTCGCTCGACGCCGCGGGAGCGATTAAGAATTCAGAGATTGCTGAAGAGCTTGCCCTCCCGCCAGTTAAGATACATTGCTCAATCCTAGCAGAAGACGCTATCAAGGCCGCGGTAGAAGACTATCGCAAAAAGCATGATCTCGTTCACTGACACTGCCCGAAACAAAATACAAAAACTTGTCACAGCCAAGAACTACGCTGGCATTCGTCTTGGGGTTAAGACCACAGGTTGCTCCGGACTTGCTTATGTGTTAGAGTATGTCAAGGAATACACATCAGAACAGTATGTTATCAATTATGCACAGCCAGAGTTTGTTGTGCTAGTAAATCAAAAAGACAATGTGTATCTTCAAAACATGACAGTAGATTATGTGCGCCAAGGCCTTAACGAAGGCTTTGAATTTTCAAATCCCAATGAGAGAGATCGATGTGGCTGCGGGGAAAGTTTTAGGGTATGACTGCATTAGCAGTCTTTGGATGCAGTTGGACTGTGGGCCTTGGCGTTCTAGAAACAGATTCATTTGGAGCACGGCTGTCTTCTAAATTATCCGCAACCAATTTTGTTAATTTAGGGATAAGCGGATCCAGCAACAGCAGATCAGTGTTGCAACTGCTTGACTATGTTAAACGTACAGACGTACTTTTAGAAAATTCTATAGCAGTTTTTTTAATCACTACCCCTACGAGAGAATGCATACTATTAGATGATCTCCGTCCTCCTATAGATGAAACTAAAACTATTTTTGGTGTTGAAGACCTTGATGGTTTTAAAGTTGTTGATTTAGGAGCCAATCAAATTGATGAAGTTTCTAAAAATTATGTAAAGCATTTTACTTCAATTTCTACACTTAACTTTAATCTACACAAAAATGTGTTGAGCATGCAAGCAATATGCCGACAATACAAAATAAAAGATTATTACATTGTTGGAT